TCTATAAAATAAATAATGGTAGATACTGGACTAGCACTTGTAGAAATTGTAGTAATATAGTAGTTAGAAGAAAAACTAAAATTCAGTCATATCCATACGGACACTGGGAAATTGAAGAAACTGATGAATTAAAAGAACAAATGTTGGAATTATTCAAGAGGTTAGGGTATAATACTGAAGAAAATATACATCAACAATTTATGGAAAAATATAAGGAATACTTTATTAACAAAAAATAAATCCCTATATTTATATTAGTTAGGACACCAAGTAGCTCGTTTTATATTACTCTCACACCTACAGATTGATTAACTTGGTTCTTTAATGTCTTCCAAAAGAACCCCACCCCAAAAGGTGGGGTTTTTTCATTATTTATTTTATGTTTTCAAGGAGTTTTATTATATTTGTTGTATATTTATATTATATGAGCTACTTTGATTATACCCCCGAGAATAAATACAACTTGCGTATGACGCTAGTATATTTAATTGCTAGTAACTTAATAAGGAGCAAAATGGGTAAAATTAATTTAGAATTATCAACAATAGGTATGTTAAATACCATTAAAGAAACGGCAATAAAAAAAGAACACTACGAAATGGTTGAGTTAATAAATGATATTTTCAAGAATAAAAACTACGAAGTATATGGGTTGTAATAGATGTAAACAAAAGAAGGTTATGAATAATTTACATAATGTAGATTATATCAACGAAGCAAAAAAAACTTACAAAGAAATAATTGTTGGTAAAAGTATTGATGAATATACCGATTTAGATAAGGTAATGATTATGAATACATATACACATTTATATCCAGCAAGTTCAGCAGTTCCATCATTAGAGGACGCTATAAATCAAATTAAAATAGGAATTGAGGTATATGATGTTAAATACAGAAGGTAAAAATAAAGGTGGTAGACCTAGATTAGAAACTACTATGCCCGAAGGTTGGTATGAAATTATTACTGATGCTGGTAAAGCGGGTAGACATATTACAGATTTTCTTATTACTTTAGGTATCAGTTGGCAAGGACATTATGATTTATTAAAAAGAAATAAAAAGTATTATGAAGCCGTCCAAGAATACTTAAAACTATGCGAGCAATACTGGTTCAATATGGCTCACGGAGCGATGAGTGAAAATGGGGGTAATGGGTTCAACTCTAGATTATGGAGTTTAGTAATGCGTAATAAGTTCGGTAATAACTGGGCTGAAGCCACAAATGTTGATATAACAAGTAAAGGTGAAGCAATAGACAAACAACCGATACAGATTGAGGTAATAAGAAAAAGATTAGATGATGAATAATATTTTGGGAACAAGATATGGGTTAGATATGTTGGATAATGAAACTGATTGGTTAATTCAACTAATAGATGAACCAACAGAGGTAATAATCACCGATACTGATGAAGATGAACCCATTTATGAAATGATATAAATAAAAATTAAAAAATAAAAATTATGAAAATAGAAATTGTTAATATTAATTCAATTAAAGAAAATCCTAACAACCCTCGCAAGATAGATGATAATAGCTTAAAAAAGTTGAAAAAATCTATTATTGATTTTCCACAAATGTTAGAAATTAGACCATTAGTTGTGGATAAAGATAATGTTGTATTAGGTGGTAATATGAGGTTAAAAGCATTAAAAGATTTGGGGTATACTGATATAAAAGTGGTATATGTTGAAGATTTAACTGAAGAACAGAAAAAAGAATTTATCATCAAAGATAATTTAAGTTATGGTGAGTGGGACTGGAACATTATTAATGTTGACTGGGATATTAAAGAATTAAGTGAGTGGGGTTTGGAAATTGTTAATTTTATTGAAGAAGAATTAACTTATGATGATTTAGTGGGTGAAGAAAATAGAAAGCCCGCAGTTATTAAAATAACATTATCATCATTAGAAGAACTACAAGCGGCTGAAATTGATATTAGAGAATTATTAGATAGAAAATATCCAACAGCATTTTTTTCAATAAGCGGTGGTGATGTATGAGGTTAGAAATTGCGTCTAATAAAGCTGTTAAATATGCTTGTATGAATTTTCATTATGCTAAAGCTATTCCATTATATAGATTAGCATATAGTGTGTTTAATGATAATAATGAGTTTTGTGGGGTTATTGTTTACGGAGGTGGTGTAAACCCAAAAATGGGGGCTAAGTATAATCTTCAACAAGGACAATATTTAGAACTTGTTAGAGTTGCATTAAATGGTAAACAAGGTTCAACATCAAAAGCTGTTAGTTTGTCTATTAAACTCATTAAGAAAAATAACCCACAAGTTCAACTATTAATTAGTTATGCTGATAAAGGACAAAATCATTATGGAACAATTTATCAAGCAACAAATTGGTATTTCGTTGAAGATATGCAGAGTAGTGGTATTGATGTTTTTTACAATGGTAAATGGGGACACCCAAGAGGGCCTAGTGAACTATTAAGTAAAGAACAATACAAAGCATTACCTAAAAGAATTAAAGCGGGTAAAAGAAAATATTTGTATCCGTTAAATGATAAATGGAAAAAGTATTGTGAAAATATTAAACTACCTTACCCGAAAAAAGAATTGGAGCGAGGAGATGGAGTTGAACCTCAATTCTAACCTGGATGGTTAGTGTGTTACCAGTTACACTACCCTCGCTTATATTATACTAATAAATATAATTAAATTGAGTAAAAGATAAATAAAATGGAAATAACCGAAGAACAAAAACAATTTTTAGAAGTTTTACAAACACAGCTAGGTAATACAACACTAGCGTTGGGTAAAACTAATATTAGTAGGGACAAATATAATGGGTGGTTAAATAACCCCAAATTCAAGCAAGCTGTTAAAGAAATTGATGATAGTTCGGTTGATTTGGTAGAACAAAAATTATTAGTAAAAATAAATGAGGGGGACTTGGCAGCAATTCAATTTTACTTAAAAACAAAAGGTAAAAAAAGAGGTTATTAATATGAATATAAAAACTACCATAGTATTTGATGAAATATTAACTAGCGATGAGTTAGATAAAAGAATTGTTGTTGCTGTTGGTGGTTCTCGTAGTGGTAAAACATTTAATATTCTAATTTATTGGATATACCGATTATTGCGTGAAGAAAATAAGACATTATCAATAGTCCGTAAAACATTACCTTCATTAAAAAATTCTGTATTAAAAGATTTAGAAGAGGTATTAGAAATGTTCGGGGTATATAACCCCACCCACTGGCATAAGCAAGAGGGATATTTTCAATTAGGGACAAACAGAATAAATTGGTTTAGTGTTGATGAACCACAAAAGTTAAGGGGTTCTAAAAGGGACTACCTTTATTGTAACGAAGCTAACGAATTAAATATTGAGGACTGGAACCAGTTAATATTTAGAACAACTGATAAAGTAATATTAGACCTTAACCCGAGTGAATTATCTTGTTGGGTATATGATTTGGAAGAACGAGATGATTGTTATTACTTTAAGACAACTTGGAGGGATAACCCATTTGTTGATAAAAATATTATCAAGGAATTAGAAAGCTTAAAAGATAAAGATGAAAACTTGTATAGGATTTACTCATTAGGGGAAAGAGGTATACCGACTACCCTTGTATTCAATAAGTTCAATACAATAGACCATATACCCCCACAAGCAAAGTTATTAGGACGAGGTATGGACTGGGGGTATAACGACCCGACAACATTAGTGGAAGTATATATTGATGGTGATACAATTTATCTTAAAGAATTATTATATTCAAGGGGTTTAACTATGCCAGATATATTACATAAATTAAATGAATTAAATATTGATAGAACTGATACTATATGGTGTGATAGTGCGAACCCACAGAATATAGAAGAGTTAAGAAGAAATAAATTTAATGCGAAGCCCGTTAATAAGCGTTCAATATTACACGGAATAGATTTAATGAGGAGACACCATATTTTTATTACAAATAATAGCACTAATACCATTTATGAGTTTGGAAGCTATAAATGGAAAACTGATAAAAACGGAGCTTTACTAGACACCCCAGCTGATGATTTTAACCACTCAATAGATGCTGCGAGGTATGTATTAGAAAGCGAACTAAATAAAAGAACTGGAAAAATAACTATAGTATGATAGAATTAGTAAACGGAAGTGAGGTAGTAAAACTACCAGAAACGATGACGATTGAACTTTACCAAAAGTTTATGAAGGAGCAAGATAAATTCACTAATGAACCAACTGAATTAATTAGTTTGTTTACAAATTTACCCGTAAATAAATTAAAGAATTTATCACCTAAAACAATACAAATGATTAACAATTATGTTAGAGAAAAATTAGAACTACCAGAATTAAAACAGCTGGTAACAACATTTAGTCATAAAGGGGTTGAATATGGATTAGAAACTGATATAGGAAAAATGGCTTGGGGTGCTTGGGTTGATTTAGAGGTATATTCAAGTGAAAATATTATTGATAATATCCATAAGATTATGTCAGTATTATATAGACCTATTACAAGTTGGAAGGGGAAAAAATATACAATAGAACCATACGATAGTGAAACAATTAGTATAAGAGCTGAAGAATTTTTAGAACTACCTATTAGTTATTGGTTTGAGACAAGTGATTTTTTTTTGTCCGTCGCAAACTTGTCCATCATCAATACAAAGGCTTCTTTGGAACAGAAGAACAAGATGAGGAAATTGATGTTGAGGGGGACGAAGATACTACCAAAATGGCTCCAAAAGAAGCTACTGCGAGATTTTATTTTCAACTAACATATCTATTAGCAAAAGAAGATGTTACGAAAATGCGAGATGTTGAAAAAGAAAACTTATATTTATGTTTAAGTATAGCGTCCTTAATTAAAGACCAAAACGAAAAACACAAAGAAGAAATGAGAAAAATAAAAAATGAAAATAATAGTATATTAAAAAATTATAGATAATGAAACACGATGTTAGTTTCCATAAGTTAATGGATTATCTTAAACAAGAACAACAACAATCACCCCGATTAAATAATTTCGGGTATGGTGATATTGTGTATTTTGTTAATGATAGTGGGACGACTACTACTTATCCATTTTTATTTGTTACACCTATTAATATAGCTTATGCTGA